ATCTAAAAAGCACAATTGAATGAGCCGGTTTTTTACTTTCTATACTCGATATCAAAAGACTGATATTCGCCAGCGTGTAAAACTCCATCATGGCCTTACTTACATTTATATTTACCAGCCAGTAAAATACTCCGCGCTCTGTTGTCGATACATACGCAGAATCATTTAAATATATCGCACGGTCGTATGTAGCCGCAGAAGTAGGAATTGTAAAATTGGCAATCCATGCCGCCGCTCCTTTCTGGATTTTCACATCATCGATCCAACCGTTATGATACATATTTGCGAAAATCGTACATATTCCAATTCTCATCGATGTTGAAAGATTTAGAAAACTTGTACTATCCGTTATTGCGGCAGTAATAGTAATCGGCAAGACAGAACCGTCAACAAACATATAAATCGAAGATCCTATCCTTGATAATGCAACATGATACCATGTATCAACTACGGGATTCCATGGAGCTTTATAATACGCTAATAAATTACCATTCTCCATTGCTACAAAAAATAATCCTATTCCACCCGGTATCCAACCAAACTGAACCCAATTATCCGCATCTGGATATTGAGATATGAATCCACAATTAACAGCGACACTATTAAACCTTACCCACATATCGATAGTAAAAGCTCCCGCGCCAAAATACCAATCATCAGAATCGGGAAATGTTATGTAATCCGAATTACCATCAAGCAATAGCGAAGTCGTGCCAAATTTTTTCTGCTCTGTATCAAGTTGAGCAGTACCGACAAATGTCGCCGCGCCTTGTATCGGATCGGTATATGCTTTTGACCCGTCAACTCCGTCAAATGACGAACAGAGTTTTAATGTGTTTAAATTAAATTCTCCGTCATCTATCCCGTGAATCGGATCTGTCCATATTGCCTCTTCGTCAAGTAATCCGCTCTCATTTATGCAAACTCCGATATCGTCATGCCCGGCGGTCACTATACCCGCAAGGCTCTTTTGAAATTCCGTAACGCTTATGTTGTATCCGAGTGCCAGTGCAATCTCTTCAAAGTATTCTTTATTCTGCTGACCGACCGCCACGTGTTTTGCACTTATACTTGCCTGCCGTCCGGCTGTTGAATCTGCAAGACTTAATCCAAACTCAGGTAAATTAAAATCCTCTTCCCATTCTTCCAAAGTCTCGTCCGCTCTTGACGGGATAGACTCAATTATTAAATTCTCTGCCCTGCCCTCTACCCGTGACAATTCCTCACCCAGCCCGTTTAATACCTGTGTAAGTGTCGCACTCTCCGCACGTGTCCAGAACTTACCACGTGGGAAAAGACTTTGTAAAAGCCTTCTATATTCTTTATAAGTTCTCATCAATAATTACTCCATGTAATCGTACCCATAACATGAATTTGAACAGTTGACGCGGTTACATCCAAAGTCGGATATATTAAATTGTGAAAGTCCTCTCCGACCGCCGCGCTTATAGCCGATCTTATCTGACTTAAATATAAAGTCTGCCCCGGCCCGCCTTCCTCTAAAATAAGCTCTTCAAGTTTAGCTTCAACCGCCGTTTGAACTGCTGACGTATTTGGATAAATTGAAATTGAAAAATCACAAGTCATCGGAGTTAATTGTATCATATACAGCCCGGCTTCCGCTGTCGCTGGTATTCCGATAGTCTTTCCCGTTATCGGATCGGCGTGACTTTTGATATATGCCTCGACCGTTGCGATTTCCGCGACCGATGGAATTATATCGGCATCGTCGTCACGTACGAACGCGCATCCTATAGTTCCGATTCCCTGATAAAGCGGAATACTCCATGCCCTTGTCACCCCTGAACATTCCTTCATCCAGACGGGATAATCAAAGTCCGCGCCGCCATGAGGGGCCTGTCTTTTACGTGTTAAAACTCGTGTTCTTAAATCATCGTCACTCTCTTCATCAGTGCCGCCGTCAATGCCCGCAGTTGCGACTGTGACCGATGTATCAACCCCGGCAATCGGAGAGACGAAAGTCAAGACTGCGCCGCCGACCTCGTTACCATCAGCTCCGGCGACCTTTGCGCTTAAAGATAATGTTATTGAGCTTCCGGATATAGTCGCCGCCGCCGTTGTCAAATAGACCTCATTACTGCTTGATTGCAATTCTGTATTTATAGGAATGACAGTTCCGTTCGTGCCTGTAGCCGTTCCTGTGCCTGTAGCCTTGACTGCGGCCGTTCTGCTTATCCCGTATTCATTCGCGTGTAGTTCCAAATTTTCCGCGTCTGCCGTCGTTACGAAAAGCTGATCTTTGTTATATTCGATATTTCCATAAAGAAGATGGACCGCGCCCGCGTAGGCCCGCGCAAAGATTTTTAAAATTGATCGCCTGAGCAAAGTGACCGCGCCGGTTATTCTCGACGTTATATCAGTTTCAATTTGAGTATTTATTTCCGATAATGTTTGTCTGTCAAAAGGCATTTTATTCTCCTATTTGCGCGTCCCATAAGTCAGAAAATTTAATAGCTGTTGTCGTACCGTCCGATTTAAGAATTGAAATTTTTGCCGCCAGTGTTGCGCTTCCGTCATCTCTATTTTGTCTCTCTACTTCGACCTCAATATCTTGACAAACTCCGTCGTCAATCATCCACTGTAAGCACTCTTCAATGTAGAATTTGGCATCAACTAAAGTTTCCGTTGTTGTCGTTGCGCGTTCAAGCAACCATAACCGCGATCCGATCTGGTCATCGTTCGTATTATTTATTAAATCCCCCCACCATCCGCGCCGATCGTCTGACTGGCTATCCGGCAATATGTCATCAATGTCCGCCAGTCTATCGGTATATAACGACATTAAGACAGCCGTTTCAAGTCCCGGCTCTCTTACCAAGTCGCCGTTGTCAAATTGGATGTCCCCTTCTGCAAGGTCATCATCCCATATTATTTTTATATCGTTCGCCATATTATTGAGCTTTAACCTTCGTCTGTCCGGCATCCGTTACGACAAAATCACATTTGCAAAAAGTAAAAGCACCGCCCTTACTGAATACGCCCATGCACTGCCCCGTATCATTTAATCTTATAGGTAGTCCGTCCCAACCCATACCGATATTGATATCCTTAACCTTCGTGCAAGTCGGGCCTATCGGCGTTGACGTTGACCCGCCGCCATGAACCCACCCGCCCGCGAGAGAACAAACTCCGGCAACCATGATCCAAGATATCCGACTGATAACCATAGCCTTCGTTAATACTTTTGTTTTGACTGATAATATATCCGTATATGTCGGCTTGCCCGGAACCCACGCCCCGCCGTTCGGTGTTATTGTTATCTGCCTGTCTGTATTACACACATTTAAAAGCATTAAATATCTACCGTCAAATTTCCGTTTATATTCCACTGAGTCGTGCTTGACTCTATATAATTTCCGTTCTTATCTGATATCTTAATCGTGCCGTCCGCCCTGAGATATACTTTATTTCCAGCTTTATTCCATACCTGAGTTTCTCCGGCGTTTATTGTTGGTCTGTTTTCCCGATCATGAATACAAATCACAATTCCATGATCCCGATTTCCGTTGATAAAATTTATAATGGCCTCTCCGCTTTCAGGATAACTTTCAAATCCGTATTCCTGCATCCGCTCAATATCGCTTATCGTCTCATCCTTCAATCCGGTTACTTGTATCATCTGAGTTTTTCCGGTATTATTTACCGCCGTTAAAATAGCACGCCCGATCATCAAATATATTTTGCGTTTAATCGGATCGATAAATTTTGTAAACTCGTTAATCATATTTACTCTTTATGTTTATGGCGTTATTGCTTAAATTATAAGTGTCTTTATCAACTACTGTTATCCTTGATATCTCTCCGGTTCCGGCAGAATAGATATAATTTATATCGCTGATTAACATTGTCGCTTTATATCCGGTAAAACTATCATCCACTTTCACAAGTTTATTTATTTCCCAGAGTTGCCCGCTACTCTGAGTCCATCCCTGCACTTCGTATTCCTGTCTGCGTGAAAGTCCGGCCCTGAGACGCGCCTCCCATTTTGCACGATTAGCACACTGCCCCGTGTTCGTTGCCGTGTCCGCAAAAATCACCAGAGGTCTAACCCTCGAAATTGTAGAATCTGAAAAACTACCATTGCAAGATATATAGTCTGCCAGAGTTTTATTATCATTTCCGATTCCATAGCCTTTGACTTTATATGTAGAATATCGATTTACATTACTCTGATCCAGGTATCCGGACTTTGCGTTTATACTCGTCGTAATTCCGTCAACGGTAAATTTGTCAGTCGTTGCCTTTGTCAGTGTGACCTTGCCATCGTTCAAACAAAGTGGGATGATTGCATAATCTCGGCAAAGTTCCGCGATCTGTTCAAATACCGTTTCGCCTTCGTTCGCCTTAAAACTTTCAACCTGAATATTTCCCTGAGTTGTCACCGATGAGTCAAGCGTCACATCGATTGAAAACGGTTTGCATAAATTTTTAATCAAATTATAAACGGTCTGTTTTTTCCACTCGTTCGGCGTAAAGTCAAAAGAACAATCTATCAAATCACAAGTCTTATCACGTCCGAAAATATCCATGCGGTCATAATCTTTTCCGTATCGTATCGGCATCTTATCAATCCAGCCGTTGATAACCGGAGTCCCGTCTATTTCTAATTTAACCGCGTAATCCATTTTGATATCTTTAATCGTTGTCCCGCCTTTGAAAAAATTCATTATAGATAATCCATACTGCCCGGATATTGTATTCATGGATTTAAAAATTGAGATATCCTCAAATCCGCTGTACTCATAATTATTTATTTTAAGTACAAGTCTGCTCATTTCATTCACTCAATAACCTGACATTATCACCGGACGGCAAAAACCCAGGATGTCTTAATTTGTTTCTGTAAGTGATATCATCCGCCCTATCAAGATCGTTATATTTTCTGTAAGCCAGAGTCAAAGTCGATTCCACATCCGGCATAACTTTATAATCATATTCCTTCGCAAGATTGGAAAACTTATTCATCATTGATGTTATGTAATCCGCCCTTAATTTCTGGATAGACTGGAATAATGTCTCATCAGATACGTTGTCATTTTGCGCGCCGAGTCTATCAATCAAACTATCGAGCGCGGCCGTTACTTCCGCAAGTGTTAAAAGCATTTGATCCTGACTTGAAAAGTCCGTCCTGATAGATATCATACAAGCGTTTCCGATCATCGCCGTCTGTGCCATGTTATTAACAAGCGTTAAATTATCCGCCTGCTCTGCGGATATCTGCCCGAAGCTCGCATCCGTGTAATTACTTTGCAGTGCTAAATTTCTTGACGCCGAAGTTCCAATCTCTTCAGGGACTATAACCCCGTCAAGTACGGTCTGATTGCCTCTTGTGATACCGCTACAACCGCCCACGATACCGCCTTGAATGACATCTCCGGCCATGCCAGGTATTTGCTTAATAGCATCGCAAGCGTTCAAAATCAAATTTGCCAAATCGCAAGGCGCGTTTAAAACAGAATCGATCAAGGCTATTGAAAAAGATACCAAATTTAAAGCCGTGTTTATCGTGCTTGCGACCGCGCCCGTGACCGCGCTTATGGCCGTCTGCATTTTATTCATAACACTGGAGATACGACTTGTCAAAGTTGATAAATAATTTCCGCCAGTTCTCATCAGTGCCGTAAAGCTATCAAGCGCATCATTGATTGCATCAAGTGCTGATTGATCGACAACCGCGTCCGGATCCGGTACTTGCTGTTTAGAAATTGGTTTATTGTATTGCACGAAGGTCATTTGAAAGCGGGCAATCCCGCCGTCTTTTGTAAGGCTTTCTGTTATCTTTGCTTTTCCGACAAGAGAGACTTCCAATTTTCCATAAAAAGGATGAACCAAAATTCCGACATTTCTTTTTTTTACATCGGTATAAGTTTTTAATGCTTTTATAAGTTTGTCACGTTCGGGGAAATGGTCAAAGCCGTTGTCTAAATTCTGAATAACAAAACCTTCGACAACAAACTCGTCAGCTTCCGCGCCGAGGTCTTCTGCCCATACATAATCCTTATTGATTCCGGCCTTCGTATCTGGGTAAACGTGAACCTCCGTCCTGCGACCAACTCCAGTCTCTGCATTGGCGACAAAGAAAGGCGCACCTCTAAAAGAAGCCTTGCCGTAATTTCCCGATGTCCATGTTAATTTATCGCGCCACATCAGCCGCCTGCCAATCCCGGATTCAAATATCCGGCGTTATAATTCATATCAAATATCAAGTTTGTATTTCTATCAGTCTTTTTATTTTTAGCAATCGCCTTGACCCCGTCCGGTAATTCCAAAACTATATGAACCTCTGACTTGCTTCCGTTAGATACCGAAGCCTTCAATTGTTCGGACGCAATATTCTGATTAGCTTTATAAACCGCGCTATCGGTATATAAATCTTCTTTAGCTTTTCCGCTTCCAGATTCGGCAGTTTGAAACATCTCTTTTATTTTATCAGTTTTATCTTTTATCTTTTCTATTATATTTTTTTCGCCTTCGTTTTCATCTCCGGTCAGTTCTCTTTTTTCTTTTTCGATGTCTACTTGCATTCTCATCAATTGATTTATTTTTTGCTGTAGACTTGAAACCTTATCTTTATCCCCTGCGCCTTCTGCTAATTTTAATTCAACTTCATTAAATTTAATCGCTTTTTTCATATCCGATAATCTATCGTTTATGCTTTTCAATTTCATGTTATCAATTGCATCGAACGCTTTTTTTACCAGATACATTATAGCCAAGATCGCCGCCGCGATTATTACAATTTTTAACAATGCCATCGAAGTTCCCTTCATTGTTAATGAACCAATTACAGAGAATGCTTTTCCAAGTCCGGTTATGGCCATTCCGACCATGCCGATTGAGGAACCCAGCATCAAAAGTAACGGGCCTATTGTTGCGATAGCACCGGCCACAATTACTAACCATTTAAATAATGTCGGATGAATTTTTATCCACCTCTGAAAACTTACTCTTGCTTCATCAAGCCATATAGTCAGCGACACCAGCCCG